CAATAGAGTAAAAGAGTTTTTAACTCTTGAAGATTCTGATTAGTTTAATTATATTTAATATATAGAAAGTTCTAAATCAATTTTCGCTCAGATCCACCAACAGGAAAAGAAGTAATGCTCCCGACCTTAGGTGGATTTTTAGTTAAAACCAAAGTATTTATAGTAATGCCAGTATGTACAAAATGTAATATTGATAAACCAATTGAAGAATATTCATTAGATAAACAACCTAACAAAGTTTATAGAAAGAAGTATTGCACAGAATGTTTTAGGGAGCAATCAAGAGATTGGAAGAAACTAAATAAGGTTAAAAAAGAACTGGTGATAGGTATACCTCAACCGAAGGAGATAATCCAACCAGTGGTCTTAGAATTACAACCAGTGTATAAAGAATGTTTTGAATGTAAGGAGTTAAAACCATTGGATAAATTTTATCTAAATAATCGTAAAAATCCAATTAGATCATGTAGGACTTGTTACAATAAAAAATATAAAAAAACTGTAGAAGAACATAATAAAGAAAGAGGAGGAAGTATAAGGGTGCGTGCACATCCAAATAATTACAGCGATATTTGGCAAAAGGAACAAGTATTTTCAGTAATGAAAGCGTTTGGTTGGATATTTGATGAGGGTACCGGTATATGGAATAAACCAGGTTTAAAAGAAAATGGAATATTTATTGATATTATACCAAAAGATAAACCAAAAAGAAGATTAGGAAAAAGTGGAGGAAGAAAATTAAAAACAGGCGTATATAATAATATTGAGGATATTGTTAGATTAGTAGAAATAGGACATACATATAATGATATAGCAGAAGTTTATGATTGTTCCCATACTATGATAAGAAAAGTTGTAAGTAAGTACAGAAATGAGAAGAGAGCAAGTTGAATTAGGTTATGTTGATATACCAAAGGAATATTTTAATTTAACTCCAAGGAGAAAGAAAGTAATTTGTAATAACATTATTGATACTTTACTTACTGCACTTGAACGAGACTTAGACCCAACCATAAACCGTATATCATTCCTTGATGAAATTTTAGAAAGTTCAATCATTAGTAATAATGATCTTGAACAATATGAAGTGTCAGCAGTGTTGTACGATTGTAGGAAACAACTATCAATTGATTAAAGAAATAGAATTATACATAGTAAAGAACTATAAAGAACTTGAAAGGATATGTGTAAAAATTACAGATAATAATGGATGGGCACAAGATTTATTGCAGGACGTATTACTCCAATTGTATGANAANGATGAGATTAAACTGGATAAACTTGACGATGATAGTATAAAGTTTTATATTGTTAGGTGTATAACCACCAATTGGTATAGTGAAACCAGTCCGTTTTATAGAAAGGTTAGGAGGGAAAGTAGTCTATATAATGAATTAAAAGACATTACAGACCTACCAGTCGAAGAAGATAATAAAATGGATGAAAGGTTCATGAAGATCGTAGAGGAGGAATTTGGGGGGTTAGGATGGTTCCACAAGGATATATTCAGTAGGTGGTTAGTGTTAGGATCACACCGAAGGGTAGCTAAACAAACTAAGATACCTGTAACAAGTATAGGAACTTATATAAGGGAAGCAAAGGAAACAGTTAAACTAAACGTATTTAAAAGAATAAAAGATGAGTAGTACAGACGCAAGACGATATAAAAGAAAAAGAGAAAGGGATATAAGAAAAGGAAAGATAGAAGAATATCTAACAGTCCCAACTGAACAAGATGTACAAGAATATATAAATAAAAAAAGTATGAAATTAGCAATAGAAAAAAATTCAAATGAACAAGTTAAATAGAATATATAAAGGATGTGGATGTAAAGGAACACAAACACCTAAACCAACACCTACCCCTGAACCAATAAAAACAAATTAATATGGATAGTGAATTAAAAGAAAAGTTATTAAGTAAAAAATCAGATGGTAAGACCAAAAAAGGTTGTGCTTCTTGTAAGAAGAAGAAAGAACCAGTTGTATTACCTGAACTACTTGAGGATGAAATTCTATTTGTACCCACACCAGATGATATACGTTTAGCGTATATTGAGTTGGGTAATAGAGTATTAGATAAAAAAGAATTTATAAATAAAGTATATAATTTCCTATTCAATGAGGATTTTAATTTTAATTGTCCGTCTTGTGTAAATGGTCAGGCAAGAAGATTAAAAAATTATATATTGGAAGTATTAAAAATGGAAGTATAATGGATAATGAATTAATACCTTACGAAGAAGAAATGGATATGGAACATATCCCTGAACCAAAAGAAGAAGTTGTTAGAGCAAAAGGAGGAAGAAAAACAACTGGTTCACAGAGTCTTCAAAGATTAAATGAAGCGGTTGAAATGGTTTTATATCAAAACTTAACTCACGATCAATTTGTAAAAGAATATCCAAAGAGATATGGTGTTAGTGAGAATATGGCTAAACAAGTATGGGTTAAAGTTAAAGCAGTATTAAAAGAAAGAGCTGAATTAAAACAAGATGAGATTATTGCTAATCAAGTTAGTAGATATATGGATTTATTACAAAGAGCAAGAAAGGATGGTAATAAAAGAGTTGAACGTGAGACACTTTGGGATATGAGTAGAATTATGGGATTAGATCAAAGAAAGGTTGATATAACATCTGATGGTCTTCCGTTAGATATAAAAATAAACTTAAGTAATAACCCAAAAGATTTTGGCGTCGGAAATTAATTTAACACCTAAACAATCTGATTGTTGGGAATTGTTGTTTGATAATATACATACTGAAATATTATATGGAGGTAGTGCCGGTTCAGGTAAATCTTATTTAGGTTGTTTGTGGATTGCAACAATATGTTTAAAATATCCTGGTATTAGAACATTAGTAGGTCGTACAGTTTTAGCTCAATTAAAAACTACTACACTCAATACGATGTTTGAAACATTTAATAAAATGGGATTAAAAGGAGGAAACCATTATAACTATAACGCTCATAGTAATATTATTACATTTAAAAATAAAAGTGAGATTATATTAAAAGATTTACAAGCACAACCATCAGATCCAAACTTTGATAGTCTTGCTGGTCTTGAATTGACCGCAGCATTTGTTGATGAAGCATCACAAGTTGTTGCACTTGTCCCCACTATTTTAAAATCTCGTCTTCGTTATAAGTTGGATGAGTTTGGATTAACTCCAAAATTGTTTATGTCTTGTAACCCTGGCCAAAATTTCTTAAAGAAGGATTATTATATTCCATATGTACAAAATGCATTACCAAATTCAAAAGCGTTCATTCCCGCTTTACCAACGGACAATCCACATTTACCAGACAGTTATATTGAATTATTAAAAGAACTTCCACTTATACAAAGACGAAGACTATTAGAGGGTGATTGGAATTATATGGAGGATGATGATGCACTATTCAATTTTGATAGTATATCTAATTCTGTATTTCATATGGCTCCTAATCCAAACAATAGAAGGTTCATGACAATTGACGTTGCTCGTTTTGGTGCGGATAGATCTGTTGTTATGATATGGAATGGATTGGTATTGATAGAGTGTAAGATATTTCGTAAATTAGATACAACACAACTTGCTGCTGAGATTGAAGAATTGATTGAAATATATCAGGTTCATCGTAATAGTATTATTGTGGATAGTGATGGCGTTGGAGGCGGTGTAGCTGATATGATTAAAGGAACAAACTTTGTGAATAATTCCAAAGCATTATTTGCACAGAACTTTAGTAACTTAAAATCTCAGTGTTACGTTAAATTGAGTGAGTTATTTAAAGAAGGTAAAATGTCTATAAATTTGATAGACAATACATTAGTAGATGAACTGACACAGGAATTACTTGCAGTGAAACTGAAAGATATAGATAAAGATAATAGGGTTGGGATACAATCCAAAGATGAGATGAAGAAGATGTTAGGTAGGTCTCCCGATTTAGGTGACTGTGTGTGTATGAGAATGTGGTGGGAATTAAAGAATATAAAAAGTACTGGAAGGTACGCATTACAATTCACGAATTATGGTTAAATTTAAAATAGATGAAAAAGAATATGAATTAAAAGATTATATATCAATTGAGGATTATTCAAACATATTCAAAGTTAAAGATTTATTCACAGATCAATACTTTGCTGCAAAAGTTGTTAATTTAATGACTGGTTGTCCTGTTGAAGATTTATTAAAATCTGATTATGAACAAGTTAATTATCTTGCAACCTATATTGTATCATTGGTACCACTTGATAAAGACATTCCTTTTGTGGATAGATTTGAAATTGATGGAGTTCATTACGGTTTCTTTCCAAATTGGAGGGATTTAACCTTTGCTGAATTTGTGGATATTGATACCATTTCAACCAAAGAACCACAGGAATTATTGAATATGTTACACATATTAGCAGCAATAATGTATCGACCAATAGATCATGAAATTAGTGAACATAACTTTCTGATTGAAGAATATGACCTAAAAACAATGATTAAACGTTCTGAGTTATTTAAAAAGAAATTAAATATGAGGTATGTGCTGGGAGCACAGCGTTTTTTTACGAAGTTAGAAAAGAGATTTTCTCTTTATACACAAGCATCTTTGATCCAGAAGATCAATTTGAAGACGAAAATCAAACTAATGTGGAAGATGAGAAAGGTAATATGGTCAACTCTTTTCAAAAGGCATACGGATGGGTCGTTGTCGTCAATAGAATTGCTGGAAATGATTTTACAAAACACGACCACATCTATAAAAAAAACATAACGGAAATACTAAATCAACTTTCTTATCTTATTGATTATGATAAGGAACAAATAAGGTTACAAAAACAGGCCCAAAATGGATTTTAAAATTACACTTTGGGTTTTTTTATATTTAATATTATGAGTTACTCGTATAAACAGATTTTAACGGATTTATCTTCAATAGCTTATAATCATCAACAGATTCGTTCTTTTGGATTTGGTGACATTAAACAGATTACCAATGACTTAGAAACAAAAACTGAACCTGAATATATACGTATGTATGTAGTACCAGGTGAAAGTATCTTTCAAAAAAATCAAATTACTTTCAAATTTGCTATTATTATAATGGATAAGGTTGAAGAAGATTTATCTAATTTAAGTGATGTAATGTCAGATACTTTAGATATATGTCAGGATGTTTGGACTGTATTATATCAGTCATATAGATATGAATTTGGTAATTTTAGTTGGTATATTAATCCAGATCAAAATCCTGAAATAGTTCCTTTTACTGAAAAATATGAAACTACTTTAGGTGGTTTTACAATGAATATGTCTATTATTATTCCTTTTGATTATAATAAATGTGATACCCCTGTATTAGATAATTTTCAATTTCCACAATTTGAAAGGTTCAAAAGTTTAAAATTAATTATTGATGGGTTTAAAGAGTTTGCAACATTACATGAACAAATTAAATCATTTGGTTTTGGTGAGATTCAACAACTTACGAATGATATTATTACAAAGGTAGAACCCAATTATATTAGGTTTTATGTTTTATATGATGCTGCAAAGATACATTCAGGTAATTTAAACTTAAATTTTAAGATAATTATA